GTCTTCGTCGTCAAAGTCAATATCTTCTTCAACATAACTATTTAGCGTTCTCATACCACCACTTTTACGATTATTTGAGTGTTTTGTATGTTTCCCCGAACGGCTAGAGGGTTCTTCGTCGTAACGACTAGATTGCTTATGGTAGGTCTTACCCATGATATTACAGAGATAGTTCTTCTTTAAAATGATTAAAAACTTTGGCGACTTTTTCTTTATCGTACTTAACAAACCCCTTGAGTTTTTCAGCACGTAAAAGTTTATCACCAAGCACGATCTTTATCATAGGATCGTTTTCCCAAGTACTGATGAACGGTTCTAAGTCATCAATAATCCTCAAAGTCTCAATAGTTATTTTACCTGAAAGAAACATGGAAGTCAATACAGGTAATTCGCCATCTACAACTTTGAAAATTCCATCAACGTTAAATTTATGCACTTCGCACATATTCATGATATTAGTTAGATCGTCTACAAAAATCTTACTAATTGACTGTTTGCGTCGTTTCCATTCCGAGTATAATTCTTCAGCTTCGCTGTTTCCATAAATCGCAGTGTCATTACTATAAGCAAAGTTGGAAACAAAGAACTGGATAATCTCTTTATCATCATTATATTTCTGCGCTAGTTTTTCAAAGATATATCTATCATTTCGCGAGTTGAATGCATCGCGAGTACCCTTTACATGACCACGTGTTTCAAATACATTATACTTCTTGGAAGTGAAGTGTAACTTTACAGCCATGTAATATTTGTATGCCTTGAAACCATCCATAATCACACATCTAATTGAGCTTGCTTTGGGAGCATGTTTGCATCGCGGAAGTCCATTTCAATTTTATCTTTTAAGGACTTATTAATCATAGAAGCGATATCTTCTGGTTCTAGGAAGTTCTCTTTACAATATTCAAGAACAGCATCCATATGAGTAATTCTATTTTCAGTGGCTTGTTGTTCAATATACAGGGAAAACTGGTTAGAAGTTTTAAAAATCATTTTGAAATCCAATAGTCAAGATGTTTAATCTTTTGAGTAACCTTTTCATACTCAGTCAATTTGAGTTTATACAGTTGCCAAATCTTAGTATTAGGTTTTTCATGGTCCATCTTATCGCCAAACTTATCAAGATACATTGAGAAGAATTTATCTAGTTTCATCTTCTCAATGTATAGATTAGCCCGCTCATTATACAATTCACTTTTATTCATAACGACCTTTACAGTTTACTGTTGGTTGACTCGTTCAACTTCTTTTAAAGAATCCATAAATTCTTTATTATTTACAATTTCTGTAAGCTCTCCACCAAACATACCATCTTGGTTGGTGTCAATTGTTAATTCATTAATTGAAATATCACCCCTGTCATTCTTAACAGAAACTTTCTTATCAAAGCAAGTATAAATCATACCATATTTGTTGATATTAATAACATATACATTGTTAGAATATTCTGGCTTCATTGGAACCACGCCAAAAACTCCAACAGATACAGAAAGGGTATTACCCAAAGAAGTTCTGTATAAACCATTTTGCAAAGTTGTTTTCCAGATAGTTGACCCATCAGGAAGGCTGCAATAGCCATTTTTAAATTGTTCAATATGTTTGACTTCTTGCGGTGTTAACACAACGCTTAGGTCTCCAACGTAATATCTTCCAGCTTCTAACATATATCTCCTTTAGTATATTATACCGTATTTATTCTTGTAAGTCAAGTTATTTCTTGTTCGCTACATACACAACACATACTGGGTCGGAATGACCATATGCGCATTTGACTGCGACTGGATCAATACCTTTAACGATGGCAGACTCAATGTTTGATTTCATAGCTTCATCGCGTTTGATGTTATAATACGTCACGCCAACAGCAACTGTGATAATTGAAATCGTACACGCTACAATAAATGCAATAACTTCAGCTTTCATTTCAATTCCTTCACATCATCACACAAACCAAGTTTCTTGGCTTCAAGAGGACTCAACCAAACGTCTTGTGGTGGAAGAAGAACTTCGCGAATCTTCTTATCTGCAAGACCAGTACACTTCTTGTAGTGATCAATAACCTTCTTCGTGGTCAAGTCAAACTCTTTAATTTGAGCGAACAGTTCGTGTTCCTTACCGATAGCACCCCAAGAATATTGGTGAGAAAGAATAGAAGTATTTGGGGTTAGGATACGTTGTCCCTTCTCACCAGCGATGAAAATCATCAAACCAGCAGAAGCGATTTGGCCAAGTCCAATAGTACGAACTGGAATAGCAGAACCACGCATGACATCAATTAACGCAAATGCAGCATTAAGATCTCCGCCTGGGGAAGTGATAATAAGGTTCATCATCTCTGGTCGTTCTTCTGTAAAGTTCGCCTCGAGAATCCACTCCGTTGCTTGTTTTACGGTCGACAGGCTAATTTCTTCCATCATTAGAAAAAATGAGTGTTTAGAATCTGCACCATCGGTGAGTTGTAGGTTTAATTTATTCATCATGATTTCAGTTTTTCCTTGTAAAAAATATGACGACCAATAACGGTTGTCTTCTCAAGACCACGCCAACGAGGGTTGACATAATCAGCATGATAGTAAAGAGCGCCATGAGTAACGTCCTTCAACTTCTCATAGTTTGCATATACAAACAAAGCAGCCTCTAGGGACTGTCGATATGCTTCTGTATTTCTATTTAACTTAACTGGCATACAGAACCAGCTGAACTGACAAGTACCTTGTGTTTTCTGTTTCACAACTCCGCAGATATTAGACGGGAAACGGTCATCTTGTGTTCTATTCATTGTAACCAGAGCAACAGCGTGTTTACCTGTTTCTGTTTCAACTCCAGCTTCGTGGTAAATATTTTCAGCCAAGCAGTCTACCTGCTTTTTGGCATCTTTTGTTAGATCGCTATATGCAATCTTCATTATTTTGTTTTGTTCCATTGTATGACCAAGACCGATTAAGGTACAAAGCACAATAACAGAACCAAGTAGTATTAATTTTGCTTTACGCATAATTATCTCCTTTGTAAGTTAAAGGATGTGCGGATGCACATCCCAATCCCTATCAGGTGGACTTTTTGCTTGCCTTTTCTAATGTAGCTTGTGGGATTTGTGAGACGAAACTGTTAAGCTCTGATGCTTTCTTAATTACTTCAGCTTCGCTTGGAAACGCTGGGAATCCTGGGTGTTCAGGGATAGGTTGACCGTGTAATTTAGCAGCATCAACTTTCGCAGCATATTCGTTGGATACTTTTTCACGATTGCCGTAATAGTCTTGTTCCAACATATCTTTCGCCATTTTTAATAGTTCAAGGCGAATCTCGAACGGTGTCATATTTGACATAATACCTCCTGTGTGTAAAACGGTTCAGTGTGTGCCAGCAACCGTCAAGCTGGTATATTATTTAGGCAATCTCATAGCAACGAAATGTACATCAGGGTTATTGATATGAATTTCATTCCAAACTCTACGCCAATTCTTAATAAACCTTGTATCCCCGAGAGTGGTTTGCTGAATCAATTTACCCGTGGTTGATGAAACTGTATTATCGAAAATAGAATCACAACCCCATAAATGTATTTCATCACACTCAGTATTCTTAATTAGATACTCGGCTGCATAATGGGCAGCGTTATACCAATCTTTGGGTTTGAAAACATCCAAGATAATGAAATGTTTTTCAATACGAAATTCTTTGAACTTTTCAAACACCTTAGTAGATATTATAACTGGAACCTGAATTAAAGTCAAGTCATTTTTAAGAATCCACGCAATCTCTTCATCGCAAATAACAGTAGCATCTACGCTGAATTCTTCATTCGGGATATTACAACCAAGAACATATTCTCCAGTTCTATCGTAGGCTTCTCGACTTGGTCCATTTCCTAAAACGACACCTAACATTACATCTCCATAAAAAATGGTGGGTTATTCTGTTACGAGGAAACCCACCGAAACCCTAAGCAGTGTTTAGGCTGCTAATGCGAAAACGTTATCGTTTGCATTTACTTGTTTTGCTTGATTTACGGTCATCGCCTACCGTGTTGCCGTCGCTACTATCTACCCCTGTCGAAACCATGGCACCCCCATCAAAAGCATACTGCGAGGATTCGAACCTCATTGCCTGTAGTGGAATTGAACCACTGACTCCGTCGAGCCCATCATCCAGATGCCAGTATGCTTTTGGTGGAGGTGGCGGGAGTCGAACCCGCGTCCAGAAGTCCTTCGCTTTGAAGGAATTACAACAATTCTGAGTTCTTTTGTCTTTCTGCATCTTTTGTTTTATCTCTACGCACGTAGAACAAAAGAAACACTATTAGGCAAAAGAAAAACACAAAGTATATCATAATTATACTATGACTTTTATATAAAGTCAAACCTTTTTAGTTACATAACGTTCTTTCAAAGCATTAAAGAAAGAAGCATCATCCTCAGTCACTTCAACTGATTCAACTTGTTCTCTAAAACCTCTAACGTAGTTCTCAAGTTGCGAAAAATCACCTTCGTACTTGAAGTTCTTCGTAACGTGTTTAGTGTCGTAAATATCCATAAGAATGTGATAACGATCTTCATTAGAATCATTTCTGATCTGATGCCACAAGTTAGCCCAAATAATATATGGGTGACCCTCAGCTTTCATATTTAAATGATCACCTCCACAAATATGAACGCACTTCTCATTAGTCCATAAAGGAATATGCAGTCGCGCCATATATTCTGTTGTATCTGCATCTCTATGCACAAGGCTCTTACAACCTGCCTTCAAGCAAGTGATTCTAGCGCGTCGAGGTGTTAACCCCATATCCTTAAGAGTCTCGATAACTTCTCTAATATATCCAACATACGCTTGTGTTGGTTTGTCGTGTTCTAAACTATGTGCAATATTAAAATGTTTGTTCGCTTTTAATATTAGTTCTTGTGTTGGTAACATCTGTTCTAACGAAGTGCCAGTTTCAGTTTGAATAGCTTCCCACCCGTCTTTCCAGTCAGCTGAACGACTCAAAAGAGTCCAACCACCGAAACCATGATACTGAGGTGTTTCATATTCTTCACCTTGGATAACTTGATCACCTAAAGTGAATACATGTTCTCTAACATCTTTTCTTAATCGTTCAATATCGAATTTAACATCCAACTTTTCATACCACATAACCAGTTTCCTTTAACATTTCATATACTTCTATATATTTGTATTTTGTAGTTCTCAACGCTAGTGCTTTTCGATCGGTTCCGTTGGTATTATGCACAGTATGTATTAGAGATACATCCAACAACCACGCTTCGCCATTCTTTGCTGTAAAGTTCCCCACCTCACTCAGAGTATTCTCATCGTAAACTCCACTAGAATAATCTACTAGATTGTTTATTTCAGCAAGTTCGCCATTCGCAAAGAACACTGTTTTATATTCACCACCTGTTTCTAGGTAGAAATTAATTGTTGCTTGATAATCTCGATCAATGTGTGGATATATTTGAGAATTTATAGTCATTAGGGTGAAATCAAAATCGTTCCAATACCTTTTAGGAATCACCTTATAGAATTGTTCAGCATCTGGGCTCCATACTTTCTTGTGTCCAACACCCCTACCGTCAATACCAGCAAAAGAAGTTAAACCGTCAATAGTCGTGAATAATGGTTTCTCAAAATTATATTCTAGTTTGGAAAACATCCAGTCTCCTTAATCATATCAATAACGGCATCATAATTGTGAACAAATGTACCGATTGTAACAGCTTTCCTAACCCCAGTAACATCACCTTCAACGCTGTGGATTTTCTTAACATCTAAAACCCAACATTCCATCGGCTTTGCTCTAAATCTGCCAACTTCCTTTAAATCTTCTTTCTCGAAAATATACCCATCAATTTGATTCTCGATTTGGAACTTTCTCGGAGCTTCAACAGTTGGATCAAAGAAAATAGTATCTACTTCTTCGCCGCCAGTTTCTAAGTAAAAATTAATCGTTGTGATAATATCCGTGTCGGTGTGAGCAGGAATATCTCTATTGATGGTCATAATAGTCAAATGAAAGTCATCCCAATATCGTTTTGGAATAATACTCATTAATTTCTCAACATCAGGCGACCATATTTTTTTATAGTCAATACCACGCCCCTCGTGACCAGTAAATCTTTTCAAACCCTCTGTAACGACATACAAAGGTTTTTCAAACTCATAATTAACTTTACAAAACATTATTCTGGCTTCCAATCTTTAATTTTGGACATTCTACCTGCCCACGTTTTAAGAATAACTGTATTGGATGCGTTCGGGTCAACTACTTTACGAATATCAGTTGTTAATGAAATGCGCAAATCATCTGACATATTAGGGTCAACTCCATGAAGGATATAATTTGGGAAGAAGATTAAACGACCTTCAACTGGTTTAAATCTGCGCGCACGAACATATGGAGAACCAGATAACTTGTTATGTTCAAAATCAATAGCGCCAGCAGTATCGAATAACACAATATCGCCACACCCTTCTTTGGCTTTAACATAATAAGTTGCGGCAATTGCTGATTCTGTGTGGCCATGAACTTCTAAAGATTCTCCTGGTTCACGAACATTAATCCACCCCATAAAGTGTTCGCACCCCTTAATATTGAGCATTCTGATCTCGGGGATTTCTTTAGTTATGGTCATTGTGACCACATCAATAATCTTATCTTTAATTTCTTGAAGGTGAGGATACTTATGAGCATAATCCCAAATACTATTACTCGGAGATGTATCAATACCTAATGTAATATTCCGACCAATGTCGTAGATCTCTTCTAGAAGAGCTTCATTCCATTCTTGATCATATCCAAGGTCAACTTCCCAAATTGGGCTTTTCCAAAACATATTTTGTGCGTTTTGGTACCAATGATATTGTTTTCTATCTTCTTCTGTTTTAGGATTACCCATAATATACTCCTCTAAAGTGTTAAGGGATCCTAGGATCCCTTTTATTTAGAAACAAAGATCTTTCACAATCCTTTTCTAGTTTTCCACTCTTCAAATTCTTTAATCAGTTGTTTTGGTCTTTCATAGTCGATTACCATGTTAGATTTCTTTGCATGGTTTTCAAGTTTTAACCAAGGTTGTTCGTTACCACGAGCATATTCGAACATGATATTATTATCATCGTTAATTATCTTAGCGAGGATATCACCAAACATATAGATCATATGAAAATATTTGTCTTTATCCGCTTGATCTAAGTTAATTACACGTTTGTAAATATATTCACCAAACCAATGCTGGATATGGTCGTGCATGTACGTCATAGCAGAACCATCAACTAATGGGATTGGGACGTTTACTGGCGGTGCAATTGGTTCGTGGGGTACAATACCAAGACCAAGATCTAATAGATCTTGTTCAACCAATTCTGGTAATGCACCTTCTTGTGTTACTTCATCAGTCATGCTAAAATCTCCTTATTCTTTTTCTTAAATAGAGATTGAACTTTATCAATAACTGTCGCTGTATAATACAGCGCTGGACACACAATCCATAAAGAATATGTTCCAATCAAACCAAAATCTCTTGCAGGTAATTTGTTAACCAATTTAGAAAGTGGTTTTCCAAGACCCATAATAATGCGACCAACATTATTATCTGTATCTCTATATCCCATCAACCAAGCCATATGCTCAGACCACGGGGTTGCTACTTTATGCGCCCATTTAATTGTTGCGGCTTTTTCGGCTTCTTTACGTCTAGATTTTGGTACCCAGAACATAAAGTCTTTAGCTTTGCCTTCCATACCTTGAACGATCAACGTGGCCCAACGAATATAACCAGCGTGAACTTCTGGTTCTTCTCTTTGCATTTTTAAACCAAACATTTGATCAGCAAAGAAAGTGTTTCTTGGCATCATACCAAGTTCAAACAATTTCGTACAAATAATCTTAGAACAGTTGCAGTTATACGAGTAACAGTTGGCGTTTGAATTGCAGTTATATGTACACGCGCAGTTACAATTACTCTGCAACCAACTTTGAGTGTCACAGTTCGCGCAGTTAACAGTTGCACAGTTCGCGCAGTTATTACATTGAATATTACCACAGTTGCAGTTGCAATTATAATCGCAGTTAGCACCGTTGTTTGTACAGTTGCCATCTTGGTTTCTTTGGTAATATGCCATACCCCAGAAACCAGCTAAGTTCGGAGTTGCTGGTCGCTGAGTAGACTTAATATATCCGTTCAACCAGTTAAGGTCGGTGTCCGCGCGTGTTGCACTTTGTCCAGTTTCTGTCAGGACTGAGCCAACCCCTATTGTATTTGGCGATACTGGTAATGTCATTTATAATCCTAAAATAGCATTTCTATTATTTATTACTGTTCCATTCTAGACTTACCAAAAACAACGACTTCGTCAATCTGACCAACTGGGTCGTGGACGACTTTCAATGGAATAACCTTCTTCAAAGGTTTTTCTTCGTGTTTATATTTTTCACCCCAAATATCTTGGCGTTCTAGCGGAAGAGTGTCGTTATTGAATGTTACTGGTACAAACCCACCAGTAATTTGCAAGAAAGTAACAGCAAACAGGGATACGTTATCAGAGAAAGCATTATTACAGCTAGTTTCCCAAAACTTACCCTCTAAGAACATACAAGCACCTTTACATAGATGTAATACTGGGCAGCTTGAACAGTTTTCTCTATTAGACCAATGAGTAGATGTATTTAGTTTAACATTATCATAATCATCTAAAGTACCAATTTTATGAGATTCGCCATTCATTGCAGTTTCAACAGCACTCACGTTTTGACACGTGATGACATTACCGCGCAGATCTACTGAAATCACGTTTGGGCCATCCATACCACACTTCTGGCCGAGATAATCTGCGTTAGAGTGCGATAGTAAAGATTGACCAAATTCTAAGGTTTTACCGATAATAGAAGTGAACCCAATTTTACCTTCAGCCTCAACGATCTCACCGAATGACTGTTTTCTAAAATTAAAGTGGTCTTGTTTGGTTTGTAGAGAATTAGTAACACCATCTTCGTCATATGCATCAACGATAGTACCCTCGCCCAACTGAACATTCTCATCACCAGTGAGGTTAACGAACCATTGATGAATTGCCTTTCGTGAAGTGTTCTTTGCACTCAGCATGGAGTTAAAACTAAACCCTTTATTCAACCTAGTCATCATTCTATAGAAACCAAGAATTCTTTCTTTAGTTTCTGGATCATCGAATGGGTCTGGGCCACGTACAGATTGCCCTGGGCCATCATGAGATATACTAACGGTGAAATTCATCATCATTAACCAATCGATGATTTCTTCTGAAAGAATAGATCCGTTGGTGATGATAGAGAATCTTGGTTTAATATCCCAAGACTGGAATCTCTCAAGGATAGCCTCGGCGAGTGGCTTTAAAGTCTTCCAATAAACTAAAGGTTCTCCACCCCAAAACTCTACGCGCAGACCTTGTGATTCATCAAACTCTAACACGCTCAACTTTTCTAAGAAAGCGTCAATATCTTTCTTGGAAGTTTCTGGTGCACGTTCAACGAATTTTTGAGAACAATAATCGCAAGTGTAATTACAACTCAAACCTAGTTGGATTTTTAGATGATTGATTGCTTTGGATTTACCAATAGGTGAATCCTTACTAAAACTCTCATATTTTTTGATATTCGGATTTTCTTTAAATTCTGAAAACTCATACACATAACCATCATCGTTAGACAATGTATTGGTCATGTTATCGTAAAAGAATTTCTTTTTAGTGCCATCCTGAATATGTTCAGCGTCAATTTCAAAAATCATATGTTTATCCTGTGTTAGTCGCTTTGTATTTATATACCATACTTCTGACGATAGTCCATTCTAGACTTGCGGAAACCAGCAATCCAACCGTCGCGTTTTTCAACGAATACACGTGGAGCGTCATCGTCAATTACCATAAGAATAACTAGACGACCAATTGGAATACCTGTACGTTCTTCAAACATGACAGCATAGGCTGCAGTCTGTTCAAAGTAGTTATGAATCTCGTCGCGTTCTTTAACCCTTGAAGAAGTCTTAAAGTCAATGACTGATAACTTACCTTCATACTCCGCGATACAGTCAACTGTACCTG